CGCTCCCGCGCGCTCCGAATTTCCAAATTCTATTTCACTTTTGTTTTTCACGAAGAAAAATACTTTTTGAAAACACGATTTTCGGGTTTTTGATGAACAGAAGTTAACTGCTTTCGTTTCGAAAATGTCGATTGAAGCGAAAGTAAGAAAAAAAGTGGCAAAAAACTGAAGAAAATCAGAAATCCTTGAAAGTAACGTCCTCTGAAGAATAGCAATCGATCTACAATCATTTTGGTACAAATCTCTGTATTGACACGAGTACCGAAACGAAACGTATAACCGCCGCAAGTACTTCGGTTTCTACCATCATGTTGCATATAGTATGTAAATGATCATATGACATAATAGGATTGTTCATAATATCGATAATGTAGGGGGAAACGCGAGCTGATACAGCCTTGTTACCATGTTTTTTTCCCATGTATAAAAACCTCTTTCCCACGATTGCCGTCATTTTCACCATACGTAAAATGCCGATGCCCATTCCATATATCTCACAGTAACATATTATTCTTTATATTCTTCCAAGTGATTCATTTTTCGTCTTTCTGAAGCGTTTGTCGTCTCAAAGAAACGAACTCTTTTACTTTCGTATATGCATTTTCTACTATGTCTTCGAAATTTTCGTCAACTTCGAAGCCCATTTTTTTAATGTTGAATCCGTTGTTTGCACATTCGATGATGCACTCATTCTGATGTTTCTTGTATGAATGATTTTTGATAACAGAATTAAACATTTTGGTGAAGAAATCCATACAGGAGTTTACCATTACTTGCTTTGAGATGAGATTAAGTCCCAAAGTATGATGTGCTTCTCCTTTAAAATACTGAAATGGAAAATTGTCATATATAAATGCATCAACAAAGTATTGTTCATCATGAAAAACCGGTACAAATAGTAACGGAACGGCAGTGCTAGCTCGGATTGCTTTAATAACTTGCATGTCTGGCGCAGTATCTATCGAGAAGTATTCTATATCGGACGTATTAATATTTGCGGCAGCGACGATCAAATTATAACCAAATTTTTGTGCGAGTTGACGAAATGTGATCGATTCATCGACACTTCTCAATGCATACAAGCTCTTTACGACATGTATAATTCCATGTCCTTCGTCTAAACCGAATTTCTGTATCAAAATTTTCAGGCTATGAACGGTGATGTGATTTATCCGTATATCACATAGATTTCGAAGCCATACCAATGTTTCATCGTATGTCAGATCAAGTGTTAATATCAAAGCAAAGATCGAACCCGAAGAAACCCCCAGCAAGTTCTTTATTGATTTTTTGATATCTTTGTCTTCATGCAAATATTTGAGGCAGCCGAGATAAGCTATTCCGGCCAGGCCTCCACCGGAAATAACCACATTCGAGAACATTTTTCACAATGAGTATTAAATATTGAATATTGAAAACATTTTTTAATGGAAGAAACTTTCGCGATATCCAAGAAGTATTGTTCATTTGCATTCATCGCGTCGCGAAATTTGTCACGGAAAGTCAGAAATACAAATAGATTGGAAAAAAATATCACGATAGGATAATGAGTGAGGAAGATCAGATCTGGTACAAAGACATTTTAGGGTTTTTACAGGATTACGCCAAATTCGTGCCAATGGAAGAGATGACCTTGAATCAAAAATTAAACAGCATTGTTCGCCTGGCATTATACGTCAGTCTCGCACATTTTTTGATATTCAATGATGCGAGCATTTTCACCGTAACCGTGTGTACGATGATCATAACGGCGTTGTACTACATGTCAAAACGCGAATATTATTCGGATTATGAATCACGATCGGCAACAAAGAAGACCGACCCCAAGAATAAACCCAAGGATTCGATAGAATGTACGAAACCCAATAAACAGAATCCTTTTATGAACGTACTCATGAATGAATATACGGAGAATCCAGATAGACCAGAAGCATGCGACGTCGATGACAGCATTGTCAAAGAGAAGATGGACAGTGCTTTTTACCACGAGGAAACTTTCAGGGATATCGACGACGTTTTTGACCGAAAAACAAGTTATCGCCAATTTTTTACCATGCCAAACACTCAGATACCAAACAGACAGGAAGATTATGCGAATTGGTTGTATAAAGTCGAGGGACGCTCATACAAGGAAGGAAACGGTGATCGACACAGCAATTTCGCAAAGTTTTACTAAATAGGCCGCACCGATTATTTTTCAATCATTTGTATTCAAAAACATATTGAACGATGTTGTAAATAAAAAATGTATAGTTTAATGTAATAATGTACTTGTATTTTGTTTTGATTGCCTTAGGACTAGTTTTAACGATTTCGTGGTGTTATGCGACCAGATGTAAACGTCGTGAAAAGTTCACCGGAGGTACATTCAATGAGCCGATCTGCCATTCAGATTATATGACTCCTAATCCTTTCAAATTCAAAAAGGATGACGACACTACTGAGTTCGATGACGAATATTTCAATACACAATTCAAACAAGCTTTGCCCGTAAAATTGAGATCCGATCCGGATGTCGTCACCATAGAGGGGAAAATAATTAAATGGATTAATGGATTATCATCATTAAATCAGAAATCGGCAGCAGGTTTCGAATTGTACGACTTCTACCAGGAAGATGACAAACTGATGCGTTTTACAATTTACCGGAAGGGCAAGAACCACGGAAAGGTCATATCATCGAACATAGTAAAGAAGAACGACGGTTTAATAGAGCATATGAAAGTCATCGGGATACGGAACAGCTACGATATTCTAAGTAAAGATTTGAATAATTCGCATTATGATCATTTGCGTTTCAAATCTTCTGAAGATCGATGGCAGCAAACTGAAGGTGAAAGGTTGATCGATCTGAAAGACTGAGTTGTTTGTTTATTTACATTATCATTCAGATCAACCCCAAACCCTTATTTTATGTACAGGCCAGGAGAGTGGTTCGGGTTGGTTGGTTCTATTAGAAATCTGTGTCCAGGCTTCTGTACCCGCCAGGCCCATCTTTGCCACCAGTTCGGACTTCGTTATCGTGTTGGGCTTTTTCAAGGCGTTCCGTGCGCCTAGTCTTCACGGAAGGAGAAGAGGGGTCGCCGGTTCCGACCCCGTGCCCAGATCTCGTAGGCTTAGGGTTAGGCTTCATCCCAGAAGGAGAAGATGGGTCACCCGTTTCGACCCCGCGCCCAGACTTCGTAGGCTTAGGCTTGGGGTTAGGCTTAGGCTTAGGGTTAGGCCTAGGCTTCTTGGTAGAGGGGCCGGTGGCGCGAACTTCGGTATCGACTGGGCCACCAGTTCGGACTTCGTTATCGAGTTGGTGTTTTCCCAACGATGTTCCAACTTGGTCTACGAGCGCTTTGAACTCTTCGAACTTGTTCTTAGCAGACGTCGCGGCATTTTGCAACTCATCATTGGTAGGATCTTCATTGGCTTTCATCTTAGCGTGGTTCATGCGTGTCTCTGAGTCCGCGAGGTACCTGGCGCGTCCTTTCTTGATGGGGCAATCAACCCCATCAATACGCTCCTTGTACTCGTCCTGTTTAACTTGGTCGAGAAGCTTGAATCGGTCTGATTCCAAATAGGAATGGACGATCGTGTCTAAATCTTTGGCATACGTGTATTGGATGTCCAGGTCGGGCTCAGTGCCATCCTTGATTCGCAACTTGTTATCGGCGAGAACTTGCGACCTGTAGAAAAAGAACGGGTTGGCCCTGGGCGAACTATCCACCGAAGACTGTTTTTTTTTAGATGGTATTCCGTCGGGAAACATCAGTCTTTCCATAGTCACCTCCGAGTCGTGCTGAGCAAGCAGCACATTCATGGTGGAATAGAACATAGCTGCTGGTACGCGTTCAGATTTGGGATGTTCAGCTTGTGGCATCGTGGCGACGAAGCACGTGTTGTGGGGCACGTTGTGGGAAGCACGTGTCGGGGCACGTAGAAATGAAGTAGGTTTGGATTTGGGTCGATTTCCTCATCCGAAATTTCTAGGGTTTCCTATATTAATTACGTATATTTCTGTGATGTAGTCACCGTGTTGTTCACACCACGACGCCCCGAGGCAACATACACCACCCCGCCGACATGTCCCTTGAACTCACGATGCCGTCTCCCACGAGCGGGGAGCGCATCGAGCACGCATCTTCCGAAGACATCATGCGCCATACGGAATCAATTCGTTTGCGTCATATCCAGGCGTTCCGGGCGAAGACGCTTGACAGAGGGTCCTATACCGCCCCGTCGTGGATGAACATAAACATCACCCCACCGAAAGGTGTAAGTCGCGAAGTATGGACGTGGATCATATACCACACGGAGAAGAAGCTGATTAATGTCATGCAGTCTGATGTTCCTGGTGAAGCAGACCACTTTGTGTCAATATATAATGGAAAGGTCCCGTCGTACGAAGAGATCAGCAAAGACGTCCGAGTCGAATTTACGAAAGCGGGGATGTACTGTACATACATCGATTCCCCGTGGTTCCAAGGCTTGTCCACGGATGAGAAGAGAATTTTCATCGAAAGGTTCCAGACTTCTGCGTGCTTTAAAGACGAGCTTTCCAAAGCCGAGCAGGACAAGCGTGTTACGCGCCACGCCGACATTTTAAGAGCACCTCCGAAATGCGGGCTTAGTGAAGCAGAGGTTTTATCACATCCGGCGTACATTGATGCGTCTGACAAGCACGCATTAGCTGTCAGCGCCAAGAAAGAAGTCAGAGACAAAATACAATTTGAGCTCAATAAGACACATTCTGGATACCCCGCCGCCACCTTATATTCACAGAAGGGTCTATCTGCCCCGAAAGATTTTGACACTGGTGTGTGGTCATGGCATCGGTACACCATACACACAACACTTCGCGATAAGACATCTCCACTGCACAACACGCCCTTATTCAGGGGGTTAAATAGTAAGTCACCAACGCAGAAGCAGCTCAATGACTTGCTGAAGCAACACGCGTCGAAGACCGAGCACTATCAACATGGTGTTTATTATCACTACTTCGAGTCCGAGTTTTTCAGGGTGACTATGCCTTCAAAGGATAAAGTCAGATTCATCAAGCGAGTCAGGAAGTCTAAGTTTTTCGCGGAGCTGCCCGAAGAGAAGCGAGCACAACTGGAGCGAGTGATGGCTGAGTAGGCTGGCGTTACGAGTGGCGAATAAAGACAAGTACGACGGACGATTGTAAATACAACTTGAATCAATGCACAGCTGGTGTGGGTTTATCGCATCTCACAGCTTTTCGCAGCTTTTAGGCCTCTCACGTATATTTCAATGAATCTCGTGATTGTTGAATCTGCTTCTAAATGTAAAACTATGGTTCC